AGTCAAAGGTATGCTAATCCAGTAGAGGAGTTAGAGTTTGTTACACGAGAAGCGAGAATGCAAGATGATAAGAATAGACAAAGTAGTATCGAAGTTGATGATGAAACTTTCCAACTCGATTGGAAAAGAGAACAAAAGCGAGTTATCTGGATGTGCAAACAAGTCTATGCGGCGGCAATTAAAAAAGGAATCGCAAAAGAGGTAGCAAGAGCTGTATTACCTGAAGGATTAACAACTTCCAGATTATATATGAATGGAACTATTAGAAGTTGGATTCACTTTATTGAATTACGTTCAGGTAATGGTACACAAAAAGAATGCAGTGAAGTTGCTATAGCATGTGCTGAAGCAATATCAAAAATATTTCCAATGGCTAAGGAGTTTATCGATGAGCAATAAGTATACAGAAGACATGACTGGAACAGGAAGATTTATAGAACTACCTAAACAGGATGATGATCCAGAACCAGAAAGATATTATGACTGGATGCTATGGAAACTTCGCAAATTAAATGAAAAAAAGTGAAAAAAACTGTTTACAAAGCTTAAAAACTGTAGTATAATAGATCTATAAAATTAAAAAAGCGGAGATTATATTATGGGAATACATATTGGCAAACACAACAGGTCAACCTCATGGATTGGCAGGTTTGATCCACAAAATCCACAAGATATGCTGGAATATGAAATGGTTAAATCGGTTGTACGTTCATGCAACTCATCTAAGCGAAAATTTAGAGTGGAGAAAAAAGGTAGGAAACCTGTCAACGGGTTTACTTACTTTGGTGATCCTAAAGGAGGCATAAAGAATGCTACCTTATGGGATGTATATGTTTATAGGAGATATGCAATATGATTATAGTTGATTACAGCGGTATAGCACTTGCCAGTATTATTATTAATAAGACAAATGACGAAGACATGATTCGTCATATGATTCTTAACTCCTTACGTATGTATCGTACGAGATATAAAGAAGAATATGGTGACATGGTTCTTGCTGTGGACGCTGCAAATAACTGGCGTAGAAAAGCATTTCCTCAATATAAAGCTAACCGTAAAAAACATAGGGAAGAGTCTTCCTTTGATTGGAATGAAGCCTTTAGGATCTTAAACTTAGTAAGAGAAGAAATACTTGAAAACATGCCATATAAGGTCATAAAGATTGATGGTTGTGAAGCTGATGACGTCATAGGTACATTGGTAAGAATGAAATCTAAAGTCGAGTTTAATCCAGAAAAAATTATGATCGTATCTTCTGACCGTGACTTCTTACAGTTACAAAAATACTCTAACGTAAAACAATTTTCTCCTTTAAAGAAAGAAGAAATGATTGAGCCAAACGCAAGAGTGTTCTTAGAAAATCATATCATACGCGGTGATAAAGGTGACGGTGTACCTAACATACTATCTGATGATAATGTATTTGTCGAAGGCTTTAGGCAAACACCTATGTCAAAGAAAAAGGTTGATGCTATTATCGAAGATGTTAATGAAGGTGAGTTATTATATGCTGCATCATGGTATAGGAATTACTGTCGTAATAAAAAATTAATCGACTTAAGTGAAACACCATCTGATCTTAAAAAACAAATTATAAATAGTTATAATGAACAAGATCATTGGTTGAAGAAAGGTAAGGTATTTCCTTACTTAGTAGCCAAGCGTTGTAATAATTTGATTGAAAGTGTACAGGAGTTTATTTAATGAAACAATATGTTTTCGAAGTCCTTGAAGAAATGGCAAAGCAAAGAAATCGTAGTGATAAAGTTCGTGTCTTAAAAGAAAATGAGACATGGGCTTTAAAAGATATTATAAGAGGTTCAATGGATTCCACAGTTAAGTGGTACTTACCAGAAGGTGAGCCTCCATATACTGCAGCAGCAGCTCATAATCACCCTACTAACTTAGTAAAACAAAATAAACAGTTTAAGTTTTTTGTTCAAGGTGGTCCAGGTGATAAATTACCGAAATATAAGAAAGAACAAATATTCATAGGAATACTTGAAGGCGTGCATCCAGAAGATGCTAAGCTCGTTGTTAATATGATTAATAAGAAGAAAATCCCCGGAATTTCCAAACCAGTTGTAGAGGAGGCCTTTCCTAAACTACTACAGGACTAACTCTGCAACCTAACGAAAGGTAAAGAGATGGTACTACAACAACTTGAAAGAGATTTAGAACTTCACGCATTAAAACTTAAAAAAAGAGGAAGAGTTAATCGAATGGAAAAGATCGTTAAAAAACGTAATTTTGTTAGAAAGAAAATCAAGTTATTAAAAGTACAAGAGGATAAGTTTCAAATCAATTAATAAAAAAACTGTTTACAAACTGTGAAAAACGTGATACAATTATATTATTTAAAAGGTGATTATTATGAATATTTTTATTTTGGACAAAAGTCCAGTTAAAGCAGCTCAAATGCTATGTGACAGGCACGTACCTAAGATGATTGTCGAGTCTGCGCAAATGCTTAGTACTATACATCGAATGCTTGATGGCACACCAGAAAGACGTAGGTCAAAGTCAGGTAAGACAATGCAACAGTACTACGCGTTTGGTGATGAGCGTGATGAAATGTATTACCTTGCAGTTCACAAGTATCATCCATGTACTACATGGACAGGCAAAACTGACACAAACTATAAGTGGCACTATGAACACTTTGTAGCAATGTCTGACGAGTTTGAATACAGGCGCGGTAAAAAACATGCAACATTTGAAAAACTTGGTAAGTTTCTAGAAAAAACTCCTATAAATATTCCTGTAGGCGGTCTTACCGAGTTTGCCCAAGCAATGTCACACTACCCTGATTGTATGGTCCCAGGTGACGCAGTCCAAGCATATCGAAATTACTACCATAAGGCAAAACAATTTGCCAATTGGAATTGGAGACGGCCAGCCCCTGACTGGTGGAAAGGATACCAAGGTGCCTAAGTATACAGTAAAGCCTTTAGAAGAAGGCGATGAATATGACATTGAATGCAGCTCAGATGAGCTTCAAGATTATCTCAAAAAACATAACTGCATAAAAGTTCTTAAGTTTCCAGGTGTTGTTTCCATGCATGGCAGTTTACTATCTAAAACTGATCAAGGGTGGAAAGATAATCTACAGAGAATAAAGCAAAATTCTGGTAGAGGTAACACTATTAAAACTTAGGAGAAGATATGAAATTTTTTATAATAGTATCTTTTATTATGGCAAATACTGCAGCACTTGATAGGCCTCTTTTCGTATTTAAGCAACCGCAATTTGATACAATAAAAGAATGTCATCAGTACGTATCTGTAATGCATCAAAGAATATATACAACAGCGAGTGCATCATATAACTTTAAGCACACACCTGAAGCAATATATTGTTTAACGACTGATCAAGTTAAAGGTATATTTGAGTATAATTATGAAGAAAAGGAAAAGAAAAATATTTAGTCATGACAAAATTAATATCGGCTATGAAGACTTGGATGCTACAACTACTGACACAGGGAGAACTTATGATACTCCTAATGGTAAGTCTTATCCTAGTATTACAACAGTTCTAAGTATACTCACTGAAGAAGCTATACGTGCTTGGCGAAATAGAGTTGGTGAAGAACAGGCAGAAATAGTCGGTGGAAAAGCATCAAGACGTGGAACTAAAGTCCATAGTATAGTAGAAAAGTATTTAAACAATGAAGATACGTCAGAATTTTTGCCACACATCAGACAGAGCCTGCAAAATCTGCAGCCTGTGCTTGATAAGAGTGTTGGAACGATATTCGGCCTCGAGGTTCCACTATATAGTGATCACCTAGGTGTGGCTGGTAGATGTGACTGTATCGCTCAATTCAATGGTGTCCCATCAATAATTGACTTTAAAACATCAAGATATATAAAGAAGAAAGAAAATATTAGCAACTACTTCGCACAAGGTGCAGCATATGCAATTATGTGGGAAGAGCGAACCGGAATGACAGTTCCAAATGTAGTAATCATTATGGATGTTGATCATGAAAAGCCTGTGGTGTTTGTTGAGCACAGGGATAACTATACTAAATTATTAAAGGACACAATTGATGAATATAGAACTCGTAAAATGTTTGGACACTGACTTATCACTAACACAGATTATAAAACTAAGATCTGACTTTGAAGAAATCACTAATGGATATAGTATGCCGGATGGATCTGATATAAATAGCATAAATTGGTTTTTGAAAAATGGCCATAGGTCAAATTCTCTTCGTAATGGATTTACAGAAGCTAAAGAGATAGCGAAGACGATAAAGGAGTATTCTGATGGCTGCGCAAAAACAACTGGAACCAGGAAGCAAGTACGCGAGTTTTGATAAAGACGGTGACGGAGTAGTTACTGATGAAGAGTTTGAAATGGAACAAAAATTAGTTATGTTAGAAAATGAAGATAAGAAACAAGATGCACAAAGAAATATGGCATGGTTTGCTTTAGGCGGTATGTTATTATATCCGGCATTTGTTATCATTGCCACGTTATTTGGCTTAGATAAAGCTGCAAAAATATTAGGTGATATGGCCGCCGTATATTTTGTATCTGTTGCTGCTATCGTGGCTGCGTTCTATGGCAAGGAAGCACTAGCAAAGAAAAAATAAAATAAGGATTTTGTTATGAAGAGATTGATTTACCAAGTTTACACTGGGAAAAAATCGAGGTTGTATGATCACTGTACCGCCTCGGTTAAAGCATATGCCGATAGAATTAATAAGGAAGAAGATCCTAAACACTCTGTTTCTTATATAGTTCAAACAATACCAAAAATGATGATTAAACCTGACGTATTTGCAACAAATCGTAGTAAGGAGTCGTATGAAAAATATGGTGGATTCTTACCTATATATGAAAAAGAAAATGCACTTGATCTTTTTAATAAGTATGATCAAATTTGTGTTATTGATGCAGATATCTGGGTGCGCCCTAACGCACCAAACATCTTCCATGAACTGGATCTTTTCGGTGGAACCACCGAATTTGCCGGAGTTGTGGAGAGACTGGCGCCAATCCTCCCGTGGTATAAAGAAAAACTAAAAGGTTACACTCGCATGCAGTACTCTAATCTTACAGATGTTGATTGGGAGTGGAATGATAATGGAGCGCTATTCTATAATATGGGTTTAATGTTAATGGATAGAAATATATTAAAATACTTAAATGGACAGACTGGTAAAGAATTTATTCAGCGTCCAGAGTTTAAAGATTTTGTTGATGGTAAAGGCGCATGGAAATGGAGCACTGACCAAACGCTATTAAACTACTGGGTTAAGAAAGAAAAAATGGTTCAGTTATATCTTGACTGGAAATGGAACGCATTATACACGGCGATACCAGATAGTAAGATTAAAGAAGCACACTTTGTTCACTTCTTTCTTAAAGATAAATTGCCAAATGCAGGTGAGAATGTTGAACAATTGATGGAGATTGTGCAGTGAAAGTTGATGTGAAAATAAGTGTAGGTGACTACCTTGATAGATTATCTATTTTAGAGATTAAAAAATATAAAGGACTTGACGTATCAAAAGAGATAGCTAACTATCATCATAGGTTAATAAACCTTGATGTAGGATATGAGTTCTATTTAAATATTATAAAGACTATAAACCTGCAGCTATGGGACCTTGAAGATATTAAGAGAAAGAAATTAGATAGATACTCTAAGAAAGAAAGTGATATAGCAATGCTTATCACGCAGTTAAATGACTTACGTCATGAGACAAAGAAGCGTATTGATACATACTTTGGTAGTGATTTTACAGAAATGAAGAGCCATTGAAACATATAGCACTAAGATCTAAGAGCGTAAGAAGTGGTGACAGACCATATACTACACCAGGATTAGGTGATAGAGTTCATAGTGCGATGATAGCATACCAATATAGTAAGGCACATAATTCTCCAGTAACTATACACATTACTGATGATAAGTGGAGCATTGCTGGAGGTAAGCCATCAGGTAAAAAGAAAAAGTCATGGATTGAAATATTATCACTATTTCCATCAGATACATTATACTTAGAGCCACATCCTGTGGAAAACTTATCTGAAGTAGATTGGATAAAGTACTTAAAATCTAAGGGATATGACGCATACATTTATCATTACGCAGACACGATTGATATGCATCCTAACGAGACTCGTGTTGGTATCGAGATGTCACAGTATATAAAAGAACTACCGATGTTAAAACCTATCGTTAATAATGGATGGCTGCCAGACGAGTTCATTACAGTGCAGTGGGATTCAACAGATTCACAAAGGACTCTACCTCATAATATTAGAGAAGAGATACACCGTAAATATGATGTTCCGGCATTGTATGTAGGAGGTGAGGGTAAAGGTTTATTAAAAGATTCATTGCCGCATATTGGATTAGCAATGGCCAATGCGAAAGCACATGTAGGCAGCGACTCAGGTATGATGCATGTCGCTCAGTTGTATATGAAATATGAAGATATACATATATACGACAGGCCAGGTTCATATAGGTCACATCACCTAGTAAGAGCAATTAATAATGGAAGTAAATATTTTAAGGTATAAACATCATGATGGCAACTCATACAAATAAAGATTCAAAAAACATAATGCATGTAATAAAACCAGATACAACAGGTGCAGAAATTGGCGTGTGGATGGGAAACACTTCAACTCAATTTCTTAAAAAAGGTTTAAAAAAGTTATACATGGTAGATTGTTATTCAGTTGAACCTTATAAAGAAAATACTGAAATGTCGTATCAAGAATATCTCGCAAAATACCAGCCAATTACTGGTGAGATAGCAGAGGCTGGCTTTCAAAAGTTTTATGATAGAGTATATGAAGAAATTAAACAAAGATTTCAAGAAATGACAGAAGTAAAAATCTGTAGGATGACATCTGATAAGTTCTTTAATCAATACTTTCCAACTAAAAATACAGAACTCGACTGGATTTATATAGATGGAGATCACTCATATGAGGGCTGCTTAAAAGATTTAGAAAACGCATTAAAAGTTGTAAAAACTGGTGGTCTTATATTAGGTGACGATTATGGTTGGCCTAATGCAAAATGGTCAAAGCCTGGTGTAACTAAAGCAGTCAATGAGTTTATAAATAAACATAACCTAACAAAAATGCTTAGGCATGGAGAAACACAATTCGAGATAAGACTATGAAAAAATATACAGTAACATATGAAGTAGACGGTCCTGATATTCCTAAAATTGCACATGAAATTGCCATTGGTCAAAGTATTGGTAACCCTAATATTAGGTCTGAGATTGAAAATGCATCAAATATAAAGGAATATATTGCTGAAGTTAAAGAAATTGAAGGAAATATAGTTAAAATTGGCTTTCCAATAAGAGCTTTTGAATGGCCAAACATAAATCAGTTGATGTGTATCATCATGGGTGGTCACACGGACATTCTGGGTGTCGATAGGTGTAGGGTAATAGACATAGACCTGCCCACCAAGCCCACAGGCCCGGTTTTAGGACTATCTGGATGGAAAAAGAGACTAGATGCAGAACATAGGCCTTTATTTGGTGCAATCATAAAGCCAAAGTCTGGATTAAATAAAGAACAGTTGTTATCTTTAGTAAAAGACATGATTTATGGTGGAGCTGACTTTATTAAAGAAGATGAGATCATGGCAGATAACTCATACTTACCTCTTAAAGAAAGAGTTGAAATAATAGAGCACCTTAAGAATATATCTGGATGGAAAGGTTTTTATGCATATTGTATTAATGCTGATCCTATTGAATTAGTTGATAACTTAAAGACCGTTGCAGACACTGCAGTCGTAGGTGGTGTACATATTAACTTCTGGTCAGGACTTGGTGCTTATACTTCTGCTAGAAAATATAACCTTGCAACTCACTACCAGAGATCAGGTATTAGAATACTTACAGATCCTAGCAATAAGTACTCGCTATCATGGCCAGTACTCGTAAAACTAGGTTGTATGGCAGGCATTGATAGTATGCATGTTGGAATGCTTGGTGGTTATTATCCTGAAGGCGAGAGTGAAGAAGAAACACTTGAGGCAATTAAGATATGTAATGAATATAATGTAATACCTTCACTAAGTTGTGGTATGAATCCAGTTCTTGCTAGAGAAATTAAAGAGAGAATTGGTATAAATTGGATGGCGTCAGTTGGTGGATGGCTGCACACAGGTGATGGCACTACTAATAATACGTTGTTCCATAAAGTAAAAGAAATGAGTGAGGCTGTGAAGTAATGAAAGTGATATTGCCGATGGCCGGAAACGGTCAACGCTTTTTTGATGATGGATATATTTTACCTAAACCACTAATCGATATAAAAGGCAAACCTATGTTTGCACGAGTTATTGAAAACTTATGGTGCAATAATGCAGAATTGAAGTGCATAGTTAGACAAGACCATGTTAATCAATATGAAATTGATAAACGTATTCTGGAACTTTACCCTGATGCTCATATTATAATTATACCGGGTACGACCGAAGGTGCAGCATGTACTGTAAGGTTAGCTACAAATGTATTAGGTGGCGAACCTATGATAGTTGCAAACTGTGATCAGTTGATGCGATGGGATCCTAAAGAGTTTTATGAAAAAATAGAAAGTAATTTATATCCAGGTGGTCTTATACCAGTGTTTACGCCAAATCATAACGAACCAAAACATAGTTACTGTAAGGTTGATAAATATGATAATTTATTACAACTTAAAGAAAAAGAAATCATAAGCGATATTGCTACAGTTGGCGTTTATTATTTTGGTGATGAGTGTCATTGGATTAAAGCACATGAAAAACAAATGGCTGCAAATGACAGAACAAATAATGAATTTTATTTAGCACCTACATACAACTATTTAGAAGAAAATGTTGGAGTACATCGTATAGATGAAATGATAGGAATGGGAACACCAGAAGAATTAAATGATTTAAAAAATAGTGAATGGTGGGATAAACTGGATAGTATATAATGAAACCTGCGATCTGTATATCTGGCGTTGCCAGAGGAAACATTAAAAGAAATTTAAGACACCTAAGAAAAGCTTTTCCTAACATACCAATGTTCTTTTCCAGTTGGGAAGAAACAAAAAACGGTATGTCAGAGGAGTTCAAGTCAACTTATTATCCTGAACCTCATATGCACTATAATCCATGGTGTGAGTGTGTAACCGACAATCCTCATCCTAAGTATCACGCATATAAAAAAGATTTTATTAATAAAACTGGCATGGCTAATCAAGGTAAATTAATGAATGCCACAAAGCAGCTTATAGGTCATGCATATCAGGTTGCTGACTTACCTGAAGAATATGATATGATAATTCGTACTCGATGGGATACTATAGTGTCTGAACATTTAAATTTTAATACTTACTTAGATCAGTCTTACAATGAAAAACAAGCAATTGGTTTTGCAATTCGTGGAGGTAGACATATTAAACTTGATAAATTTAAAGATATAGAACATGTTTACATCACTCCTGAAACTGATCAGACTTGGAGTCGTGACTGGTCATATTGGTTAAATGATAATTTAATATTCCATAGAAGAGACATGTATGATTGTGACTTAGTTCATAAGCTACATAAAGAAAAGAAATTGTGGCCTGCTGAGTACGGATGGTATCAACTATTAAGTGTAATGGATAATCACCATTGTGTTTACGGTGGTGCTGCTCTGGAAAAGTTTTCTTATGCTTGATACATTATTTCAAAGGTATAAGTCGAATCGACAGAAATATGCTCAATTTTATCAAAGCGAGTTATTCGATATAAGACTAAAGCCTTTAAACGTATTACAGGTTGGAGTTGAGAGCAGCATACCAGTCTGGCAAAAATTTTTACAGAAATCAAACATTTATTGTATAGACGAGTTTGATAAAAGAGAGCCTCAGAAACATGACTATCTTAAGCTACCAAGAGTATTCTGGTCAAGATGTGATACTGCCGATGAGAAAAATATTAATGATGTTATGAAAAATGTATGGAATAAACCACGTTTTGATATAATAATAGATAATACTAATAACTTTGCATACTCAAGAAAAACTTTCTTAAAAAGGTTTAGTATTGGAAAATACTATATTGAAGACGGCGATGAGGTAAGGATAATAAAATGAAAGCTTATGCGATAGTAGTACCAGGCAATGATCTTTCAATAGCAGGATTTAATGCACTTAAAGAAAGCTATGATACATACGGTCATGAAGATGGAATCGAACAACATCATGCAATTGCTGTTGAAAAAGTAGAGGGAATTGCAAATGGCAACGAACTTTACTGGAATTATCCTTGGGAAGGAAAAGAAACTGACTTAAAGACAGGTTTAATTAAATCAGCATATCAAACTGCTGATAAGAGAAAAAGAATATCTTGTTTTATGAGTCATTGGTATCTGTGGCATAAGTGTATAAATGAAGATAACATGATATGTGTACTCGAACATGATGCTAGATTTATTAGAAAGCTACCAAGTGATAGAACATTTCAAGATACTAATTATGAGATCATAGGAATTAATGATCCGTCGATGGCAACTCGAAAATCTAAACTATATCATGATATGATATTAGAAGGAACTCAGTTCTTTCAACCAGTTCCAACAATTGATGAGTTTAACGTACCTCAAGGCCTAGCAGGTAATTCTGCTTATGTGATTAAACCAGAAGGTGCAAAGAAGCTCTTAGCAGCTGCTAAAGAACATGGAATGTGGCCTAATGACGCATTAATGTGTAAGCAGCTTATTCCTACATTAGGTGTAACACGTAACTTTTATACAAGAGTTCAAGGATTGAGGTCAACGACAACATTATGAAGATGTACGTAATAACAATAATGGATAATGAGAGATCAGTTCAGGTTGCTGATAGATGTGTAAAGAGTGGAAAAGTTTTTGGCTATAACATTAAAAAACATAAAGCACACACTCCACAAAACTGTGACGTGTATGAAGAACTTAAGAAACTAAAATATCCACCAGCTTTATTTCATGAAAAATATAGTAGACCAGAGAACTGCATAGCAGGATTTTTAAGTCACCACAGCTTATGGCAAAAGTGTGTGAGGTCAAAAGAGCCAATAGTTATATTTGAACATGATGCAGTTCTGGTCGGCGACATACCACAAATGCTAATGTTTGATATATTAAGTTTAGGAAAGCCATCATATGGTAAATTTACTACACCGTCATTTATTGGATATGGCTCACTAGTGTCTAAACCATATTTCCCTGGAGCACACGCATATAGGTTAACACCTAAGGGAGCTCAACAACTTATTGACGAGTGCGTGTTCAGTGCTGGTCCAACTGACATCTATATACATTCAAGTAAGTTTACTTTAGGCGAGTACTATCCCTGGCCTGCAGAAGCAAGAGATAGTTTTACAACAATTCAACAAAAAGCAGGTTGCTTAGCGAAACATAATTATGGCGAATCCTACGAAATTATATAATGAAGCCTTTTTAACTGGTTGTGATAGTGGCCATGAGTGGATACTTCCCTGGTTCTTAAAGAACTTTAAAAAACACTGTAAAAAACCTTTAGTTTTTGCTGACTTTGGATTATCTGATCTTGGCCGCGCAATAATACGTGAAAATGCACATGCTGTTATGGACTTAACTGATGTGCAAGAAAAAGGCTGGTTTAAAAAACCATTATCAATGCTTAAGTGTCCGGCTAAAAAGACAGTTTGGATTGACACAGATTGTCAAGTTATGGATAATGTCGATGACATATTTAATCTATTAGAACCAAATAAGTTAGCAATGGTCGAGGATAAGCCATGGACTTGGAGACGTGGCCACTTGTGGCATAATTCAGGTGTTGTAGGTTTTATAGATAAACCTATAATATTAAGGCAATGGGTAGGTGCTACTAAAAAGAATAGAGACCAAATAGGAGATCAAGAAGTCCTTGATAAACTACTAAGTCCTATTACAAAAATTAGCTTAATTAAAGATCTACCTAATGAGTGGAATGTATTAAGGTTGCAGTTAGATGATGGCTATGTTGGTAAGATAAGAATAATGCACTGGACTGGACAGAAAGGCAAAGATAAAATTAGGAGTATGTTATGAGTAAGATAGTACATATAATTGGAAATGGAGATCAGGCAAGTTTATTTCATAAAGAGCAGAGAGTTGGAATTAAGTTAACATGTAATATTCCACCTTGGCCAGTTGCAGGCGCTTATGGAACTATTATGGTAGACTTTAAGATGATGCGTGCACTACACGAAGGAACACTTACAATTCCTGGTGACTGGATTTTAGGTATGAGACCAAAGATCTGGATGGATCAGCAGCCAACATTTTATGTAAAACACTCGCACCAGGTGAAAGAATTTTATACCACACTTCCAAAGTATGTGGCAAACTATACAGATTTTAATTGTGGTCACATGGCCACGCACTATGCAGCAAATAAAGTTAAAGCAGATGAGGTACACTTATATGGATTTGACTCAATATTTGACTTTAACCTAAGAAGTTGTTCTGACTTCTACCTCAATTCAGACAGAGGTAACATGAACACCAACAGGCTAGCGAATAACTGGCGTCCTGTATGGGAGAACATGTTTAAAGAATTCCCCAATACTAAATTTGTGATGCATCATATTCATGACGCAATTAAGATTACTAGAGGACCTAACGTCGACATAGTAACATATGATAAAAAAGTGCAAATGTCATAAAAAAAGTGCATTTTTTTAAAAAAAACTGTTTACAAGTCATTAAAACTGTAGTATAATAGATCTATAAAATGAAAAAAGATGGAGTTATATTATGGCAAAAGTAAAAAGTTTATACATGGATTCAATGGATGAGTTCTACAGTAATGCTGAACATATCATTAAGGAAGCTGATTCATTAGTTCAGGCTAAGGAACATGTTGAAATTATGAGGAACAGAGAGTTCAACTGGTTGGATAAATCTCAGGTTGCCGATGAAGTTGAGATGTATTGGTATGCTTAATAACACTGATTACCTAAAAGGTTTATTGTTTGGTGTATTTGGTATGCTTGTATTAACATACTGTACACCTGCAAAAGCAAAACCATCAATTAAGGGTACTGCATTTGAGCAAATTACGTGTTTAGCAGACAATATATACTGGGAAGCACGCAATCAGCCAGTAAGAGGCATGTTTGCAGTAGCATTTGTAGTGGATAATCGAGTTAGTGATACTCGTTATCCTAACACATATTGTGAAGTAATACAACAGGGTCCGACAAGACCGTCATGGAAAGATAGGACAATATTATATCCTGTTAAGAATAGATGTCAGTTTAGTTGGTTTTGTGATGGTAAAGGTGATGATATACCTTCATATGATAGAGAAGTATACAGAATTGCTATCGAGATAGCAAGAATAATATTCTTTGGACAGTATAAAGATGATATAACTTATGGTGCAACACACTATCATGCAAACTATGTTTTCCCAGCATGGAGAAAAACTAAGACAAAAACACTTGTCGTAGGTGATCACATATTTTATAGATGGGAAAAGTAATGACGGTAACGTATATGACAGATGGCTATCCTAAATCATGGGATAAGAAGTTAAGAACATATGAAGTAACTTATCCAAGTGGACAGAAAGTATTATGGAAAGATATAACAGCACGTGACTGTTTAACTCGCTATGAAGGTCATAACTCTATGTATGATTATAAGTGTCAACTTAGAGAGCTAGGTGGTAAAGAACTACAGATGATGAAAGTCATGGATAAAAAATAGTGTATAGAGTTACAGGTTATTGGCGAGACGCTAAAGTTATTCAGTATTTTAATGATAGGTATGACGCAATCGACTTTAAAGACATAGTTGATGCTAATTATCCCTTGAAAGTAACATTCGAAAGAGGAGTATATCCAGTGAGACAGTTTATATATGATAGTTGGAATGGCGTGATGGATGCCAATATGAATCCATTAAAACATATACCGCACTTGAACACGAGACACATGGTATTACAGGTCTTAGCGTGGATGTGGTGTATAACATTTTCTATGTACTTTGGTTCGATGTGGATATTTGGTTTCACTGCAATTGCACACATATTACTCTTATCTGCAATAGTGTTAACTGTAAGTGCATTTGATGTAGCTAAAAAACGGCCAGAGTTCTTTTTAAAGAAAAATGGTTATCATAGTTTTTCAAGAGCAAGGCAATCTATGTGGATCAATGGTAAGAGAGTTAAACTAGATCCTAATGATCCAGGAGGCGAGCATGAGTAGTATTATATATGGCGATAGCGACTTTGATGTAGATTTAATGTTAGCCGTACATATCGTTGAACAAACAGAACATAAAATAAAAAAAGGTGGCATACACGAAAACAATCAGACAGTTATTGATTGGGTTAACAATGCAAGAAAGGTTATTGATGAAAAAAAATAATGAGCCAAAAGGCGAATATAAATTTAATGAAGATAATTATGTTGAAGAATTGCAGAGAGTAATTGACTCGACTTATACTGGTCATTATTCTAGGCAGCACTTCCAGGCTACAGAATTTATAATCGACGGTGGACACGGTACAGGTTTTTGTATTGGTAATATAATGAAGTACGCACAAAGATACGGTAAAAAAGGTACGAGTGATGATGCTCGTAAAGATTTGCTTAAAGTATTGCATTATGGAATCATACAACTATATGTTCATGACATGAATGAGTTTGATAAGTGTGCTAATATAGACTCGGATATGCAAGAATACAAGTACAATACTGATTAGTGTCAAAAACCTGACAATATAATGTGTCAAATAATAGTAACTGTCAATATTTTGACAAGATATAAATAATATTGTAAGGAGCAATTATGCCAAAGATATCTGAAAACACTGGCGTTGAAATGCCGATACGAAATCTGCTGTCTATTATTATGGCAGTGGCCGTAGGTGTATGGGCATATTTTGGTATTATTGAGAGATTAAATAAAGTAGAAACTGAGCTTATAATAATCAACACAGATCTTGAAAAGAATACTGAATTTAGAATTAAATGGCCACGTGGAGAAATGGGTAGTCTACCAGCAGATAGTGAACAATTTATGTTAATAGAACACTTAGCTGGCCAACTTGAAAAACTCGCAAAGAATATTGAAACTGGTAAAGCTCCATACGATCAACAACAAAAGCTTACACTTGATTTTTATAAGTCAAGAATTGAAAAACTCGAAGATCAGATAGAAAAGCTTAAAGATAAAGTATTAAACGGAAAACACTAATGGAAATATTTACAGGTTTTATTTTGTTAATGTTTATGAGTGGAGACGTGAAGCCAACAGAATTCACACCTCGTGACTCAATGATGGAATGTTTGAAAGTGAAAAGAAAGATTAAAAGGACTCAAGGTCCTGGTGGTCCTAGATGGGTTTGCAAACAAGGCAGACTCGAAATGGAAATTAAAAATGGCGAAAGACATCCACTTAAAATTCTTGATTAGTATAAATAGTAATACATTAAACGTTCACCCGTAAGGGCGGAAGTAGGCAGTCGCTGAAGGAACGCACCTAACCATTAACGAGGGAGGGTGACTAATGACTTACAGACCATATTCTTGGAAGAGGTTTTGTCAGGCACGTGATCGCGCTAGAGTTCATAGAATTCTAAGCTATCGCTTACAACTGAAAGCAGCCTAATACACTTTAGTGTTTTTACCGATGCGCTTAGGTACGCATATCGCAGTATATGATAGAAACTTAGGCGCATCTTCTTGTGCGACTCTATTTGGAACAGGTGGCTGATTATTCAATCTTTCAGCGAAGTACTTACACCTGTCAATATCTTGAAAGTACATGTCTTGACTCTCTACACGAGAACCAAGATAAACCATTAATAAAAATGCATGCATCATCTGCGTTTCTTTTTCTTTTCAGGTGTATAATCTCTTATTGCCTGAAGTCTTAAAGCTTCAAGATCATCTTGTTTAACAGTAAATGCTGGCTTTTGACGAGTATTGAGTTGATTACGAAACTTTTCTTGTACTGGAGTTGGATTTTTAGAGTTACGTATTAGTATGGTAATTGCTTTATAACCATCACCTAAGAACAGTAACTTATCATCTTGATATAGTTTTGCTCGATGAGCGTTCTCAAGATCGAGCATGAAATTTTCATGTTTGAAGATCATCTTTACCACAATCACATTTCTGACACACATCATTCATACATTCAGGACAGCCTGGTGAATAGCAGTGGCATCTATGACCGCAATATTTACATGTTCTTTCTTCACCTACATTTGATTCGCCTATCATATTAACTCCTACTTTTTACCTATTGAATTTAAACTATCCATAACATTATCTATGTTTGGTTCAGCACTATTAGGATTATATACACACTTAAATTGTTTAGGACAATTATTATCGAACATTAGCTCATATGTCTTATTTCCACCTTGATATATGCAAGCTTGTTCACCACTTCTTGATTGTATAATCTTTTTTAATCTACATGTGGTATACTTTTTAAGATGTATGTCTCCACGCTGAATTTTTTGTTGACGTGTATAATCTTTTTTAGTACCTATAGTTTTTGCACCTGCAATCGCCATTGTGGTAGACATCAATATAATTATTAAAGTCTTGAGTACCATACTGCACCAACAATTAAACCAAGTGCTAAAAATATAATACCGGCAACTGTAAAAACTTGTTTAATCTCAATCCATAATTGTTTATCTGCCTTTGCTTTTTCAATCTTTGCAAGCCTCACTGATTCTTTTTGTTCTGCAATTCGTCTTGCTCTTTCTTCTAATATCTCTTTCCAAGTGTTAGGACCAAATCGTAAATTAATCATATTAGCAACTTCTTGTAATTGCTCGGCAGCTAATTTTGCATCA